ACCTGGTGGCTTTTTTTATTGCCGATAGCGGATGCGATTCGGCGTCCGGCCAGGATAGGCCACTCAATTGGGCGGATGCCCGGAAAGCCACCAGATGAAACTCAAACTCGACGAAAACGGCAATGTTGTTGTGCAGGACGGCAAGCCGGTCTATGTGCACGACGATGGCAAGGAAGTGGCATTCGATGCTGCCGGCACCGTCCAGACCATCGGACGCCTGAACGCCGAGGCCAAATCCCACCGCGAGCGTGCCGAGGCCGCCGAGGGCAAGTACAAACCGTTCGAGGGTATCGAAGACGCCGCAGCCGCCCGCAAGGCGCTGGAAACCGTCAAGAACCTGGACGCCAAGAAGCTGATTGACGCCGGCGAGGTGGAAACCGTTAAGGCTGAGATCACCAAGGCATTCCAGACGCAGCTCGAACAGGCCACGGCCAAGTCGCAGACGCTGGAGCAAGCCCTGTATGCCGAGAAGATCGGTGGCTCGTTCGCTCGCTCGCCGCTGATCGTGGGCGACAAGGCCAAGCTGGCGATTCCGGCCGACCTGGTGCAGGCGCGCTTCGGCAGCGCCTTCAAGATCGAAGACGGTAAGGTCGTCGCCTACGACAGCCAGGGTCAGAAGATTTACAGCCGCAGCAAGCCGGGCGAAATCGCCGACTTCGACGAGGCACTGGACGTGCTGGTGGATCAGTACCCCCACAAGGATTCGATCCTCAAAGGGGCGGTGGCTCGAGTGGCGACCAGGGCCCGAAAGGCAATTTCGGCGGCACCAAGACGGAACGCGCAGCGGCGATCGCGGCCCGCTTCCCGAATCTTCCGAAGAACTGACGCAGTACCGAAACACATACAGAAGCCTCCTGCGCGGAGGCTCTTTTTTTGCCAGCTATCTCGGATGAGGGCGGCGCGCTGAGGTGGATGCCTCAATTAACCAAATAGACAACGCTTTGCGATAAGGAAATATCATGTCCCTCACCCAGATGCAAGTTTTCAACCAGTACATCATGCCCGCGACGATCGAGACGCTGGCCCAGATGGTGGACAAGTTCAACGGCGCCTCGAACGGCGCTATCCGCCTGACCACCGAAGGCTTCGACGGCGACTTCCTGCAGGAATCGTTCTTCGCTGCCATCCACTCGGCACAGCGCCGCGTGAACCGCTACGGCTCGAACGGCGCAGCCACGCCGACCGACCTGACCCAGCTGAAACACTCGTCGGTGAAGATCGCCGGCGGGTTCGGTCCGATCCGCTTCGAGCCGTCGCAACTGACCTGGCTGAACAAGCCGACCGCCGAAGGCATCGAGGTCGCATCGCGTAATTTCGCCGAAGCCCTGATGGCCGATCAACTGAACACCGCCGTCGCCGCCCTGGTGGCCGCGATCGCCAACCAGGCGGCCGCGACCAATGACGTGTCGGCTACCGCTGGCGTGGATTACATCGCCATGAACGCCGCTCACGCGCTGTTCGGCGACGCCTCCGGCCAGCTGGTCGCGCAAGTGATGACCGGCCAAGTCTTCCACCGCATGATCGGCCAGAACCTGGCCAACGGCGCCAAGCTGTTCGACTCGAAGTCGGTCAATGTGATCGACATCCTGGGCCGCGCAATCATCGTTACCGACGCTCCGGCACTGTACGCCGCTGGTACGCCGAGCAAGCAGAAGGTGCTGTCGCTGGTGGACGGCGCCGCTACCGTGTTCGACGGCTCGGACCTGATCAGCAACATCCAGACCACCAACGGCAAAGAGCGCATCGAAACCACGATGCAGGTCGACTACACCTTCGGTCTGTCCCTGAAAGGCTATACCTGGGACGAAGCGAACGGTGGCAAGTCGCCGACCGACGCCGCCCTGGCCACCGGCTCGAACTGGGACAAGGTGGCGGCCAGCATCAAAGCTACCGCTGGCGTGATCACCATCGGCGACGCCGCCAAGTAACCCCGCGGCCGGGCCCTCACTGGGGTCCGGCTGCTTCACCGAGGACGCCACTATGGCCAACGAACAAAAGCCGATCTGGTATCTGCCGGGTCCGAATTTCCGATACGTCGAGGATGTCAAGGCGCTGGCCCGCGAGGCCGGCCTGCGGATCATCGATGCCAACACCACGACCGATCGCTCGAACGCGGCCGAGAACCCGCCCGAGGTCACGCTGAAGCCGGTCGCGGCGGCGGTGCGTGCTGCCGACTACGTTCCGACCAAGGCCGAGCTGATGGCCGCTCACGAGCACCTGCTGCAGATTCGCGCCGATCTGGACGCGGAGCGGGAGCGCCTGCACGCGCAGGCCGCTGAGCAGGCAGCCGAGCGCGCCCGCCTGGCCGATCTCGCCGAGAAGCTGGCGACGGATCAGGATGCCGGCCCAGGCAATCCGCCCGGGACTGAGCTGGGCACCGGCGCTGGCGCCGCGTCCGCAGCCACGGAGCCGGCGGCCGAACCGAAGCCCGCCCGCGCCGCGCGCGCCAAGTAACCCATGCGCCCCGCGCCCGCCGCCTGGCTCGCCGACCTGCGCACCGCCGGCCGGTTTCGGCTCGTTCGAACACCCTGTCGGAGATCGACATGATCCACCTGACGACGACCCCCGAGACATTCAGCGTCCGCGCATATGACCGGGCTGACGGCTACGAAAAGCGGCTGCCGTACCGGGCCATCGTGCAGGTGAAGAGCCTCGACGGAAAAGTCGCCCACCTGGGCGGCGCGATCGGCACGGTCGATCGCGAGACCTGGGGCGCACTGCTCGTTCTGCTGCGAGAGAAGGGCTTCACCGCGGTGATGCTCGAGCGGCACAAGAAAATCAAAACCATTCAGCTGGGTCCGGCCGATGCCGACCAGCCAACCGAATTCTGAAAGGCCGCCATGGCGATTTCCTCGACCGATATCCAATACCGCCTGTCGGGCGGTGCTTCGAACACATCGCCCGCAGCCTCGCTCGGCGGCGCCAAGTCGAGCACCGCGGCGCCTGCCGGCCTGTTCGATGACGTTTCGTCGGCCGAAGCCGGCGCTGGCGATGCTGAATACCGCTGCATCTACGTGCACAACGGCCACGCCAGCCTAACCCTGATCGGCGCCGTGCTGTTCATCCTGGCCAACACCCCGAGCACCTCGACCACCGTCGACGTCGGAGTTGGCACTTCGGCGCTGAACGGCACCGAGCAGTCGGTCGCCGACGAATCCACCGCGCCGAGCGCCGTGTCGTTCTCCGCTGCCGCCAACCAGGCCGCCGGCATCGCCTTGGGCGACATCCCGGCCGGCCAGTCCCGCGCCGTGTGGATTCGCCGCACGATCAGCGCTGGCGCAGCAGCCGTCAACGACACCTTCAGCTTGCGCGTGGCCGGGGATACCGCAGCATGAAGCTGATCGACCTGCAAAAGCAGACATCCACCATCAGCGACACGGCGACGATCACGCTGGGCGCCGTCGTGGACAAGTTCCGCACGGTGGCCCAGGCCATCGCCGCTGGCGACCTGGGCGTTGGTGACACAGGCATCCCGTTCTTCGTGCGCGATCCAGTATCGGGCGCGTGGGAGGCGGGGCTCTATACCATCACCAGCGCAACGCAGCTGGCCCGCGAGAAGGTGCTGAGCGGATCGAGCGGCTCTACCGCTGTCGCATTCGGCGGCGTGGCCTGCGAGGTCTACAGCGCGGCGCCGGCAGCGGCAGTGGCACAACTGAGCGGTGCGCGCGACATCCCGTTTGCCACCGTCGTGCCGCTGACTCAGGTCGGCACGGCGTTCATGCCTTCGCAGACAGTGGCAAGCGTGCTGGCCTTCTCGGTGGCAGCCAGCCCTGTCCGTGGGGCGCTGGCGTTCGTGCGCCTGGTCGCCGACGGCGTCAACGCGCCGACCTTCAGCGGCATGAAGGAGTGGAACGGCTCCAGCGGATACGACAACCGCAACGGCATCGTGAACGTCGTGCAGTTCTTCTGCGACGGCGTCGACGTCTGGTACTCGATCGCCCAGGCGGTCGGTGCTGCGCCTGTAGCCGCAAAGCCCGGCGCGCCGACCATCGGTAGCGCGTCGGCCGGCGACGGCATTGCCAGCGTGGCATTCACGGCGCCGTCTTCGAATGGCGGCGCGGCCATCACCGAGTACGCCGTGACGGCGTACAAGGCCAGCGACAACAGCGTGGTCAAAACCGTCACCGCAGCATCGAGCCCGGCAAACTTTACCGGCCTGACAAATGGCGTGGCGGTCTATTTCAAGGTGGCCGCCACCAACAGCGCCGGGACCGGTCCGCAGTCGGCGGCGTCGAACGCCGTCACGCCGGCCGTGGCGGCGGTCACGTACACGCGGCTGAATAACCTCACAAACGTTACCGAGATCGGTACCGGCCCTTATAGCTATGCAGGCGTAGCAGGGTCCGCGTACAACGGAGCGGGCGGTGTGTCCCCGAGGCTTCCGGAAAATACGGACGGCTCCATTGCTTTCAAGATGAACAGCCTCGCATCCGGCAACAGCTTCCTGCTTGGTGTCTCGGTTGGATCGAGCAAGGTCCCCTACCAAAACACCTTCATCGCTTTGTACGCAGACGCGGGTAATAGCCAAAATTACACGACTATCACGGACGGCAACGCAGGCGGCCGCGTGGCCACTGGTCTTGCGGCTCAAGATGGGGACATCATGCGCGTTCGCAGGTCGGGAACCCGCTTTACTGCCGAGGTGGCACGCTCGAACGATCCGACCAACTTCACGCCCATTCGATATTTCGACAACACCAATACCGGTGACGTGTACTTCCAGGTCGACGTCGCAGGTGCAACCGCGATTGCGCAAAACATCGCCGGGGCGGGGCTGTCGTGATGGGCCCCATTCTGGGCGGCGTGCCGCGCATGCAGTATTCAGGCGCCGCGGCGAACGTCGTCTTCGACGGCAACTCGTTGGTGGCCGGCTTTCAGGCGTCGAGCTCCAACATGGCGATGCCTGCGCAGATGTCGCGCTTGCCGCCCCTGAATGGCGGGGTGAACGTGACGAATATCGGGGTGAGCGGACAGACCATCAACCAGATGCGCGGGCGCGGCACCCAGTACGCGGACGGGTCTTACGTCACTGGCAAAAAAAACATCCTGCTGGCGTGGGAGGGTACGAACACCATTTGTAACAACGGATCGGCCAAGACCGGCTTGGCTGCAGCTGCCGACATGGCGACCTACGTTCAGGAGCGCCTCGCGGCGCACCCGGGTTGGTTCATCGTCATGATGACGACACTCCCGCGCTTCGGGATCGAGGCATGGAGCATCGCCGACGGTAACGCGCAGTTGCAGGCGTACGACGACTACCTGCGCGCGAACTGGCGAGCGATGGGCTGTAAGGCACTTGTCGACGTGCGGGCCGGCGGCGTGTTTGTGTACACGGGCACCACGATGGACTCGAAGATGGCGCCGTACATGGCCGAGACGATTCATTGCAACGATACCGGCTATGGCCTGGTGGCGCAGTACTGCGCCGACGTGCTTAAGCGCCTTCCGGCGCGGTAGTCGGTGGTCAGCGAGGCCGCCTCTCTCGATGCGCTTGCGGATGGCCCTTCCAATCGCAATTCCATACCGAGCCCTCGATGCTGGCGACCTCGTCGTAAGTCTCGCGGCGGCCGCAAGTCTTGCATGTCCTGTGTTCGGCGCAAGGGTCATCCCAGTCGTGCCTGATTAGTAATTTACGAAAAATTTCAGCGAGCCAGAGCATGGTGATCCCCGTTTTAGAGATTGCCATAAAGATATCACACGGAGAGTAAATGTTCGGCATCTACCCCAATGGCGCGGCGCCGAATGGCTACAGCGGCGCCGCTGCGAGCGGCACCACAGCGGTAACGTCCGACCTGGCCTGCACTTACTCCGTACGTGGGGCGGTTTCTCGCGATCTCGCAGCAGGGTATGCGGTGCGAGCCCGGGTTCAGGCTGATCTGGCGTGCTCCTACTCGGTGCTGGGTGGCGGCGCGCCGGCGCTGACGTTGGTGTTTGCCGATCTGGCGTGCGCGTACGGCGTGCGCGCGGCGGTGGCGCGCGACCTGGCGGCCGTATTCGGAGTTCGCGGGCGAGTGCTGCGCGACCTGGTGGCTGCGTATCAGGTGCTGGCCGCTAGTGAGCAGCCACCGGCTGGCGGCGCTCCAGATGCATCAAAAATATCTTCCTCGCGCACCGTGAACTTCGGGGGCGGGACAAACCGCGTCAACTTCGACGGCGGAACGAACAGGGTGAATTTCTAATGTCTGATCCAACGTTTGCAAGTGGAAAGTGGACCGTCCCAAAGGATCCGGACGACATCCGTTTCTACAAATTCGGCTTCGCCAAAGACTTGGCTGATTCGAACACGACGCCACATCCGACCCGGCCGCCAGTTGCAATATGCGCTGGCGTCAGCCTGGCGACGCATCCTGACGGCTTGGCCAACCTGTCGGTATCCGGCACGGACGTCATTGCCTACCTCGGCGGCCTGGACCTCACGGCCGGCGCAGCGAACTTCTGCACGATTCGCCTGCCCTGCGCCAACGGCGAGCAGATCGACCGGACCATGTGGTTCGCGCGAGAGGATCACTGATGAACGAACCAACCTATCCGATCAAGTACCACAGTGAAGCGGGCGTGACGCTGGCGAAGGCTTCGACGCCGATGCCGAAGGCGCAAGATGGCGCGCCACCACCACGCCAGTTCCCGCTGGCCGGCCAAGCTGAAGTCCGGCCGCTGGCCGACCCAGCGCGCGCAGGAGGCAAACCATGACGCTGATCGTCGAATACGGCACTGGTCGCGAAGATGCTGAGTCGCTGGCCTCGGTCGAACAGGCAGATGCCCACCATGCGGCGCGCGGTAATGCGCGCTGGGCGCAGCTGCAGGTGATCGAGAAAGAGCAGGCGCTGCGCCGCGCGACCGACTACATGGGCCAGATGTACGCCACCAGGTGGAAAGGCATGCGCACGCACGCTGGCCAGGCGCTGGACTGGCCGCGCGCCGATGTTCGGCTGCCGGGCGCGGGCTGCGTGCCGAGCGATACGATCCCGCGACAGATCACGCAGGCCATGGCGGAGCTCGCGCTCAAAGCCGCGGCCGGCGAGCTGGCGCCGGACCTGGGGCGGACCGTGGCCGAAAAGACCATCGGGCCCATCAAGACCGTGTACGCGGCCGGCGCGCCGGAATACGTGCGGTACCGCGCGGTGGATCTGCTGTTGCAGCCCCTGCTGGGTGGCGGTGGCCTGGGCATTCGACTGGAGCGCGCATGAGCTACGACCAGGACGCCCGCGATGCCGACGCCGCCTTCCGCGCCGATGGCCAGTTGATCAGGCTGACCAGCAAGACCAAGGGCACCTACGCCAATGGCACGGTGCCGACGGTCACGACGCAGGCCAACGTGTGGGGCATCGATACCGCCGTCTCGACGAACGCCGTCGGCACGACGACGCAGGCCGGCACGCTGGTTGCCGCCGGCGACCGCAAGCTGATCCTGTCCGCGCTGGACGACTTCGGCGCCCTGCTCCCTGAGCCGAAGCACGGCGACCTGGCGCAGGTGGGCGTGAAGCTCTACACGGTGCGCAACGTCGACCCGGTGTCGCCCGGCGGCGTGGTCGTGCTCTACAACCTGATCGTGGGAATCTGATGAGCACCTTCTCCGCGCAGATCAACGCCTGGATCCAGAAGACCAAGGACGACGCCGACAAGATCGTGCGGTACGCGCTGCACACGATCGACGGCCGGCTTGTGCATCGCTCACCGGTCGGTGATGCGAGCTACTGGCAGCGGCCGCCGCCCAAGGGCTATACCGGTGGGCAGTTCCGGGGTGCGTGGTCGGTCTCGGAATGGGCGCCAAACGCTGGTGCGGGCCTTGATAGGACCGCCGGCCACACCGGGGGGAAGATCGACAAGGATGGCGCCGCGACGCTGGCCTCGCACGCTGGCGTGATCGGTGCCGCCAAGGCTGGCAACGTCTACTACGTGTACAACCCGCTGCCGTACGCCAAGCGCATCGAGCAAGGCTGGTCCCGCCGGGCGCCGGTCGGCCTGGTCGCGGTCACGGTCGTCGAGTGGAACAACATCGTCGAGAACGTCGTGAACGGCGTGAAATCTGGTACGAGCGCGGCCGACTTCGCCCAAGGATGGGAGACCTACAAACTATGAGCCAGAACGCAATCCGCGACGCGTTGGAGGACGCGCTGGCTGCGATCCAGCCCGCGCTCGACACGGTGCACGGCAACGAGGCCTATACGCCCATCACCGGTCGGCCATACCAGGAAGTGCACGTCATGTTCGCCACGCCGGGCAATCCGACTATGGGCGACGGGTTCTACCAGGAACTCGGCGTCCTGCAGGTGAACCTGCTGTACCCACCTGGCGAAGGCAGTGCCGCCGCCGCGGCGCGCGCAGGCCTGATCCGGCAGGCGTTCAAGCGCGGGGCGACCTTCGCCGCCAGCGGCATCACCGTCCAGATCGACAAGACGCCCGAGGCATCTGGGGGCGTGGTCGACGGCGACCGCTGGCGGATCGTCGTTCGCGCGCCGTTCCACGCCGACATAAACACCTGATTCAATCCCTGGCCGCCGTCCGCGGCTGTCAATTTGGGCTCGCTACGGCGGGCCTTTTTCGTTCTGAGAGGCTTACCCATGGCAAAAACTGCCCAAGGCATCAACAAAATCACCGTCATCAAGGCGCAGACCGGCCTTGGCGTCGCGGCCACCGGTGCCGGCGGCCAGATCCTGCGCCGCAAGACCTCGGTCGCGAAGAAGACGCGCGCCACCTACGCCAACGACGAAATCGTGCAGCATCAGCAGTCGACCGGCGTCAACCTGGGTACCGCGTCGACCTCGTGGGACTTCGACGGCCTGCTGTCGCCTGGTACCTACGCCGTGCCGCTGCAGAGCCTGCTGCGCAAGGTGTTCGCCGCCGGCGCCGTGACCGCAGCCGCCGCGCTGACGATCGCCAGTGCAGGCCAGGCCTACACCGTCACGCGCGGCACCGGCTCCTACCTCACCGACGGCATCAAGGTCGGCGACGTGGTGCAGCTGGGCGGCGGCTCGTTCAATGCCGCCAACGCGGGCAACAACCTGCTCGTCGCCGCACTGACCGCGACCGTCGCCACCGTCATGACCATCAACGGCTCGGCGCTGGTCGCCGAAGGCCCGATCGCAAGCGGCGTGATGACCGTCGCCGGCAAGAAGTCGCTGGTCCCGATGAGCGGCCACACCGATACGCTGTTCACGGTCGAGGAATGGTACGGCGACATCAGCAAAAGCGAGCTGCTCCCTGACCTGCGCATCGGCCAGGCCGACATCGGCCTGCCGGCCAGCGGCAACGCGACCCTGAAGCTGACTTCGCAGGGCCTGGGCGTGCGCACGCGCGGCAATGCTCAGGTGCTGACCGCGCCGACGGCGGCCACGTCCACGCCAGTCCTGACGGCGGTGCGCGGCGTCGTGCTGGCCAACGGGGTGCCGCAAATCGGCATCACCAGCATCTCGCTGACCATCAAGGGCAACCTGAGCGAGGTCGGCCCGGTCGTCGGCTCGAACTTCAACCCCGACATGTCGCAGGGGCGCGTCGAGGTCACCGGCACGTTCTCGGCGCTGTTCGACAGCACGACCCTGGGCACGCTGTACGACAACGAGACCGTGACCTCGCTGGTGGCGGTGATGGCCGCCGACACCACCAACGGCGCCGACTTCGTGGCGATCAACCTGTCGGCCATCAAGCTGACGGACGACGCACCGGACGACGGCGAGAAGGCGATCATCCGCACCTACCCGTTCACCGCGCAGATCAACTATGCCGGCGGCCCGGCCCTGCCCTCGGACATGACGATCATGTCGATCCAGGACAGCAAGGCGTAACGCTTCATCCAATCTGGCGCAAGCCACACCGAGCACGGACCTGCCGCCGTCTTTCCTTCGCGGGGAAGCGGCGGCGGGCACCGGCATTATTTTCCCGCGAAGAAAGGCAAGACCATGAACCAATCCAATACCGCAGCAAGCTACGACCTCGACGACATCCTGGCCAGCCCCGACAAGCCGCTGACCTTCGACGTCGGCGTGATCTTCGACGAGGAAGGCAACGCGATCTCGGGCTTCCGCATCGTCAGCCGCAACAGCGACCAGGCGCGCGCCGCCGAGCGCGCCGTGCGCATCGAAAACCAGAAAGCCGCGGCGAAGCGCAACAAGGCGCTGGACCTGTCGACCGACGATGGCGCCTCCAAGGTGGTCGACATCGTCGACGGCCAGAACCGCGCGCGCGCCGCTGCCGTCGTCGTCGACTGGTTCGGCTGGACCAAGAAGGACGCCGATGGCAAGCCGGTGCCGCGCCAGTTCGACGCCGCCCTCATCCCGGCCATCCTCAAGCAGAAGCCGACCTGGGTCGAGCGCATCCTGCACGCCATGGCCGAGGACAACAATTTTTTGCCGGAATCGCGGAGCACCTCCGCGACTACGCACGACAACAGCTAGAACTGTCCGAGCAGCAGGGTGACGGCTGCACCCTGCGCGAGCACCTGGAAGTGATCGAGCGGACGAGCGGCCGGACACCGGAGCAGCTCGTTCCCCTGCCCTTCCCCTACGAGCTCAGCCACGTCTGGTCGTGGTTCCAGCGCATGTGCCAAATGCGGCAGAACACCGGGTTCGGGATCAGCCGCCTGTCGGGCGAAATCGTCGCCTGGCAGCAGCTGGAGGGCGTCCGGCTCAACCCGTACGAGCTCGAGGTAATCCAGATGCTCGATGCGGACCTGGTCGCGCACCACAGCAAGGCCAAAGAAACATTGCCGGAGGACTGACCGGCTGAGCATCACAACGCCCGCTGTCGCGGGCATTTTTCATGGGCGGAACGATGACGGATTTTGCAAGCATTGGCATCGAGCTCGATAGCCGCCCGGTGGTCGAGGGCACCCGGGCGCTCGATGCGCTGGCCGAAACCAGTGCCAAGGTTGATCAAAAAGTCACCGTCATGAACGGCGGCATGAACGAAACCGCCCGCATCATGCGCGCGAGCGCCGAAGCTGTGAAAACGGCCGATGATGCGAGCGTCAAGTTCCTGGCCAACCTCCAGCGCGAAATCGACCTGTTTGGCGCCAGCCGCGCTGAAACTGAGCGCTACAAGGCGGCGGCGGCAGGATTATCAACCGAAACCCAGCGCGCCGCGGCCGCCCTTGGCGCAAAGATCGATGCGATGCATCGTGACGAGAAAGCTGCGCGTGACGCAGCTGCGGCCGAGGATCAGGCGACGAAGGCCGCCGATCGCTTCATCAAATCCCTGCAGGAGCAGGTGGCGACCCTCGATATGAACCGGACCCAGCTCCTGGCATACCGCGCAGCTCAACTGGGCGTGTCCGATGCGGCCACTCCGCTTATTGCGAAGCTGTCGGAGGCTGGCGCTGGCGCAAGCAGTGCCGGCAAGCACATGGAAGGCCTGAGCTTCCAGTCGGTCGGTGCACGCCGCGAACTGCTGGTCCTGGCTCACGAGCTAAGCCAGGGCAACTATCAGAAATTCGGCGGCTCGATGATGGTTCTCGGCGAGCAGACTGGCGCTGCCGGCCTGCTGTTCAGTGCTGCTGGCCTGGCTGCGCTCGGCCTGACTGCCGCCGTCGTCGGCCTCGGGTATGCGCTCATCAAGGGGGCATCGGAGCAGCGCGCCATGAACAACGCGTTGATCGAAACCGGAAACTATGCCGGCGTCACTGGCGACCAACTCAACAGCATGGCGCACGCCGCCGTTGAGGCTGGCGGCAGCATTCGAGAAGCTAAGAAGGTGGTCGCGGAGCTGGCCGGCACCGGCAAGTTCACGGGCGAGCAGATCGGCTACATCACCGAGGCTGCAATCGCGATGGAGCACGCCACTGGCAAGTCTGTCGAGAAGACGATCAAGGAATTCGAGTCGCTGGCCGTGCAAACCAGCGGCAATACGCTGCGGTCGACCGAGGCAATCTCTCGCGCAACTCTCAAGCTGGATGACACGTACCACTTCCTGACCGAATCGGTGTACGAGCAAATCCGCGCGCTGGAGAAGGATGGTGAACAGAAGGCCGCGTCGGCGCTGGCGACCAAGACCCTAGCGGAAGTCACCGACCAGCGCGCCGAGGAAATGGTGAAGAGCCTCGGGTACGTTTCTCGGGCATGGCATGGGATCACCGAGTTCATCGGCAAAGCAGTCGATAAGGCGGGCGAATGGGGGATGAAGGTCACGCCAGCCATGGAGGTTGCTCGCCTAATGAAGGAAATCCAGCAGTTGCAAGACGGCTCGTACGCCTCACTCCATGGCGGACGAGATGCTTACAACGAAGCAACGCTGGCGGCCATGCTTGCGGCCGACAAAGTGGCCCTGACAAAAGCGCAGACTGAGCTCAACAAGGCGAACGAGGCCGCAGCAGCGGCAGGTGCACGGCAACTTGCTCAGTCCGAGGCAAGTCACGCGGCATCCCGTAT